ACACCAGCGGAGGGGTTGAGATGTACCGTGATTGCTATACGATGAAACTGGCTTACCCCTGCGAGGCTGACGGATGTAGGTGCGGTTCCGACTGTCTTAGGACAAGGCCGGATTGTAACAGGATAGCTGACGAAGATTCGTATAGTAATTGTGATGTGATACCGCATATCGGATTACATAGAAGCAGTGAATATATGCCGCAGCACGATGCAGCCCACATATCAGGGCCGGAGGGTCGCGCCCTCCATGCGGCAACATCGTCCTTTACGGGCATTAGACAATGCGCTCCAAAGGCCAAGGAGCTGACTGTGGAAAGACACTATACTGGGAAGTCTACAGCGTCTGACAGCCCCGGAGAAGGAAAGTGACGCCCGCCTGTCATGGAGGCGGAAGCGGTGGCAGCTATGACCTGCCCCGGCGCTATCCCGCTGAAAACTACCTGTACCGGATCGGGTAAAGTACCATATGGCATATCCATATGACGCAGGTGTGACAATCTAAGCGGGAAGCGCACATACGCCGCCTCGCAGTTGCAGGAGACGGGGGCGGAAAGATCAATATTGAGGGGTTACGCATGGCGGGGTGATCTCCCGCCGCCTCTCCTGACATATACGAAAGGAGAACCCTCAAATGAAAGAACTTCTGGTATTCAATTCAAACGGCAAGAATGTTGTGGACAGCCGGGATGTGGCTGAGATGACTGGGAAACGGCATGACCACCTTATCCGGGATATTGCAGGATACGCCAAAATTCTGTCTGAAAATACTCACCCCAAATCTGGGGGCAGTGAAGCTGAGCGCAAAATTGCGCCTAGTGATTTCTTCATTCCGCATGTGTATCAAGACAGTACGGGTAGAACACTTCCCTGCTATCTTCTCACAAAGAAGGGCTGCGACATGGTTGCAAACAAGATGACCGGGGAAAAGGGCGTCTTGTTCACTGCGGCTTATGTGACGGCTTTTGAAATAATGCGGGAGAAGATCACCAGTGAAAATGCTGTCCTTCCGAGAGATTATCCATCTGCGCTTCGAGCGCTTGCGGATGCAGAAGAAAAGCGCATGGCCCTTGAGACAGAACTGGATAGGAGCAAGGAATGGTATTCCATCAAGCGAGTGGCACATCTGAATGGAGTATCATATAAGGTTTTTGACTGGCGGAGGATCAAGCTTGAGAGCCAACGGCAGGGCTATGGGGTTAAAAAGATTTTCGATGCCAATTATGGCGAAGTCAATACTTACCATGTGAACGTTTGGGAAACAGTTTACCCCAATATGGAGCTTTGATACAAGGGCGTGCCCGTCTCGCTGAAATGATGGGAGGGTCGGGTACGGGGAATTTTTGATTGAGGTGGTGATATGGCTGCACGGCTGACGGATAAGCAGAAAAAGAAAATAGTGGCTGATTATCTGGAGACCGGCAGCTATCGCGCTACAGCAAGGAAAAACCGTATTGCAGATGGGACGGTAAAGAGAATTGTCCTTGAATGTAGCGATATTGAGCAAAAAGTAGCACAGAAAAAAGAAGAAAACACTGCTGACATTCTCGCTTACATGGAGAGCCAGAAGGGGCTTGTGTGCGAAATCATCGGAAAGGGCCTTGCCGCGCTCAACGATCCTGAAAAGCTGGCGGAGGCCACACCTGCGCAGATCACGACGGCCCTGGGGACGCTGATCGACAAGTGGACGGACATCAAGGGTGAGGGGAAAGAGGACAAGGTGCAGGTGATTATAGATGTCTGAAGTGCGCTTATCTACTGTACTTGGCCCCGCATTTCATTTGCTGGCCCGTGATGTATTCCGACACAGACACACTCACTATGACTTATCCGGCGGGCGTGGGTCTCTGAAATCTTCCTGCGTGTCCCTGCTTGTGCCGTTAATTCTACTAACCAACCCTAATACCCACGCCTTAGTGCTCCGCAAGGTCGGAAATACTTTGCGAGATAGCGTATATGCTCAATACCTGTGGGCGATTAGTGAACTTGGCATGGCTGATTGCTGGATAGCCAAGGTGCAGCCGTTGGAACTTGTATATAAGCCGACTGGGCAAAAGATCATGTTCCGGGGCGCTGATGATCCCATGAAGATCAAATCTATCAAAGTGCCGTTTGGGTATATTGCCGTTACTCACTTTGAGGAGAAGGACCAATTCGCTGGACGGGCTGAAATCCGGACCATTTTACAATCTACCATGCGCGGCGGCTCCAAGTTCTGGAACTTTGAGAGTTACAACCCGCCAATCAGCCGGGACAACTGGGCCAACAAGGACAGCCTGAAGGAGAGGGCGGACAGGCTGTGCCACAAGAGTACATACTTGGAAGCGCCGCCGGAGTGGTTGGGAGAGCAGTTTCTGTTTGAGGCTGAACACCTGAAAGAAACGGATGAGCGAGCTTACCAGCATGAGTATTTGGGAATTCCGGTTGGAACGGGCGGAAACGTCTTTGACAACCTGGAACTGCGAGAGATTACCGACAAAGAGATTGCTTCCTTCGATAAGATTTACCAGGGTGTGGACTGGGGCTGGTTCCCTGACCCTTTCGCTTTTATCCGCCTTCACTACGACCGGGCACATGAGACCATTTACATGATTGATGAGATATGCCAAAACAAGCTGACAAATGAGGCTAGTGCGGGCGTGATTTTGAAGCGCGGATACAAAGACGCTTATATCACTTGCGACAGCGCGGAGCCTAAGTCCGCCGCAGATTTCAGAGCCATGGGACTCCCCGCCAAGGAAGCAATAAAGGGGCCGGGTAGTGTGGAGTACGGTATGAAGTGGCTGCAACGCCGAAAGATCGTTATTGACCGCCGCAGAACGCCACATGCTTATGAGGAATTTGTGAACTATGAGTATGAGCGTAATAAGGATGGAGAGATCATCAGCGGGTATCCTGACGAGAACAATCACCTGATTGATGCCACACGGTACGCTTTGGAGCGAGTATTCCGAAAAATGGGAGTAACAGCATGAACATTATCGAAAAACTGAAAGAACTTGGTTACTCCACCGTGCCGGAGGAGTTCTACACGAAGGTGCAAGAGTGGAAGTCTTGGTATGAGGGCGACGTGAAGGGGTTCCACCGTTACCGGGTACGAAACGGGGCCGGGATGGTGCGCTGCAAGCGGTACACCCTCAACATGGGAAAGAAAATCCCGGAGGACTGGGCAAATCTTCTCATGAATGAGAGGGTTGAAATCACTCTGGATGGCACAAAGGAGCAGGAGTTTATTGACCGGGTCCTGAAGGAGAACAACTTTCGCGTGCGCTCCAACGAGATGCAGGAAATGGCCTTCGCTCTTGGAACGGTGGCTTTTATCCCCCGCGTGGTGGGCATGGGGGTCACGGAAGCGGGCCCGGTTCCTGGCAGCGCCACAGATATCGTCATCGACTACGTAACGGTGGAGCATATCTGGCCCCTGTCCTGGCAGAATGGCGTTATTACTGAATGTGCCTTTGACAGCATCGTCAACGTAAACGGGGAAGATTACTGCTATCTGCAAATCCACCGGAAGGTCGACGGCCTGTACAACATTGAGAACCGGCTGTATACATATCGGAACCAGAACGTAGATACTGAGGTAAAGCTGACCTCCGTGCAGGGCTTTGAGAGGGTGCCCCCTGTTGTCCACACCGGCAGCGACCGGAGGCAATTCGTCATTGACCGGCCTAATATCGCCAACAACTTCGATTACTCCATTCCACTTGGGATTTCGGTCTACGCTAACGCCATCGACAGCATGAAGGGCGTAGATATTGCTTTTGACAGCTACGTCAATGAGTTCGTGCTGGGGAAAAAGCGGGTGATGGTCAAGCCTTCCGCACAACAGTATTTGGACGGGGAGCCGGTTTTTGACCCTGATGATCTGGCCTATTATGTGCTTCCGGAAGACATCGAGGGCGGGGCCATCATTCAGCCCATCGACATGAACCTTCGGACAGCGGAACACACCCAGGGGGTGCAGACACAGCTTAATCTGCTGTCCAGCAAGTGTGGTTTCGGGGAGACTTATTACCGCTTTGACGGTGGGAACATCACTACCGCCACCCAGGTCATCAGTGAAAACTCCACCATGTTCCGCACCATCAAGAAGCATGAAATCATTCTGGAGAGCGCCATCAAAGAACTGTGCCGGATTATTCTTCGCTTGGGCAACACGGCCATGGGTGCCGGGTTGAATGAGGATGCGGAGGTCACTATTGATTTCGATGATAGCATCATCGAGGACAAGACAACAGAACGAAATAATGACAGGCAGGATTTAGCGGCGGGTATTATGAACGATTGGGAGTACCGCATGAAGTGGTATAACGAGGACGAAGCCACAGCAAAGAAGATGCTGCCGAAAATGGAGGATATGACGGACGAGGAGGAAGAAGAAATTGAATGAGGTATCCATTTACCCCGGAACTTCTCGATGCCCTCCCGGAAGAGCTGGCCGAGCTATACCGCAATCTTGAAAACACGCTACTAGAGGAAATTTGTTCTAGGCTTAAAGTATCAGGGGAGCTAAACGAAGTAACGGTGCTGGACATCCAAGCACTCCGGTCTCACGGTATCAGCCAACAGGAGATTGAGCGTGCGATTCGTCGAACAACCAACATCAGCGAAAAGAATCTGACTGAGCTGTTGGACGATGTGGTGGAGTGGAACCAGCGGTATTACTCTGAATTGATAAAGATAGCAGATGTGACCGCGCCAAAAACACTGTTGAGCATCGAAGATACCTATGCCATTTATGAGCAGACTCGCAAAACGTTCCGAAATATTACGCAATCAATGGCTTTCCTGCTCGACAATGGAAGGACATTGCTCCGGCCTGCAAGTGCTTACCAATGGGCACTTGATAATGCCGTGTTGCAGATACAGAGCGGTGCAATCAGCTACAATCAGGCAATTAGAGGTGCCGTGAAGCAGCTTGCAGACAGCGGCATCAAGACAGCGGAATATGAAAGCGGTCACATGGACCAGATTGACGTTGCAGTCCGCCGCGCTATTATGACTGGTATCAATCAGCTTTGCGAACAGTATTCGGAGCAAGGCATGGATTATTTGGAAACTGATCTGGTTGAGGTCTCTGCTCATATCGGGGCGCGGAACACCGGAACCGGGCCGGAAAACCACGAGAGCTGGCAAGGGAAGATTTACCGATGGAGCGCAAAACCGAAGCAATCCAGCGGGAGATATCCTGATTTTATCGCTTCTACGGGTTATGGTACCGGACCTGGTCTAGGCGGATGGAACTGCCGCCACCACTTTTATCCGTTTGTTGAGGGTGTCATGGAGCCGACCTATTCAAACTCTGATCTGAACGCGATGAAAGGGAAAAATCGGGAGATATCTTTTGAAGGCAGGCAGTACGATGGATATACAGCCACTCAAAAACAACGTCAAATAGAACGCACCGTCCGCAAGCTGAAGCGGGAACAAACCGCATATAAGGCCGCAGAGCTGGAAGATGATTACCAAGCTGTAACGGCCCGTATCCGGCGGCTAAACGCAGAATATAAGTCGTTCAGCGAGGCGGCTAGGTTGCCGATGCAACGAGAACGTATGAAAGTAGCTTACTAATTGCCGAGAGGCGTAAAACCGCAGGGCGACGGCCCTGACAATAAACGGAGGTAATACCATGAGCGAACCTATCAATACCCCTACCCCGGCCCCTGCGCCGGAGCCCACGCCTGAGAAAACCTTCACTCAGGCGGAAGTGGATGCCATGATCGGCAAACGGCTTGCAAAAGCCATGAAGGGAATGCCCAGCGAGGAAGAACTGACCGCCTACCGGACCTGGAAGGACGGGCAGGCCGGTGAAAAAGACCGCTGGGACAAGCTGACCGGAGAGCGGGACACGCTGGCCGGGAAACTGACCGCCGCAGAGGCGGAGCGGGACCAACTCAAGCGGGACCTGTATCTGGCCCAAAAGGGCCTGTCCGGCGAGGAGGCCGAGTTTATCGCCTTTAAGGCCGGGAAGATGGTGGACGATAAGAAAACCTTCGAACAGGCCGTGGACGAGCTAACCGCTGACCGCAAGAAAACTACCTTTGACTGGACCGCTCCTGTGGGCGGCGGAAAGCCCAAAACAGGAGAAAACGACGTAATGAACGCCCTGATCCGGGGCGTACTGAAATGAAAGGAGAACCTAAATGGCTGTTGATATTATCGACAGAAGCAAACTTTCCGGGCTTATCCCGGAGCCCGTGACCCGTGAGATTATCCAGGGTGCCGTAACGGAATCCGCTGTGCTGCGGATGGCCCGTCGGTTGCCCAACATGACTAGTAAGACGCAGACCCTCAATGTGCTGGATGCTCTGCCCACTGCCTACTTCGTCAACGGCGAGGCAACAACTGGCGCGTCCGACTCCAAGGCATCTCTGAAAAAAACCACGAATATGGCGTGGGACAAGAAGAAAATCTACGCCGAGGAGATCGCTGTTATCGTGCCTATCCCCGAGGCCGTGTTGGATGATAGCGATTACGACATTTGGGGTGAGGTGCGCCCCCGCCTTCAGGAGGCATTTGGCAAGGTTATCGACGCCGCTATTCTGTACAGCACGGACAAACCCACCTCTTGGCGTGATGGCCTTGTCCCTTCGGCCATCACCGCAGGCGCTGTCGTTACGGCCACAAACGACATTTTCAAAGACATTATGGGCGAGGGCGGCGTGATTGCCAAGGTAGAGGAGAGCGGCTATATTCCCAACGGCGTGATGGCCGCAATTCAGATGCGCGCCAAGCTGCGCGGCCTTGTGGACAAGAACGGCCAGCCCATTTTCAAGACCGATATGCAGGGCGATACCCGCTACGCGCTGGACGGCATGAGCATGTATTTCCCTGTGAACGGGGCTTACGACCCGGAGGAATCCCTCGCCATCGTAGGCGATTGGAGCCAGCTGGTCTATGCCATTCGGCAGGACATGACTTTCAAGATTTTTGACAGCGGCGTGGTACAGGACCCCACTACCGGAAACATCCTCTATAACCTGATGCAGAACGACATGGTGGCCCTGCGTGCCGTCATGCGGCTGGGCTGGGAGATTCCCAATCCTATCAATGCTTACAACGTCGGGAACACGAAGGCTTTCCCTTTTGCTGTCTACGCACCGGCGGGGGGTTAATTGGGTCTGACACCCTAACGCTATTCCCCAGCGGTCAGACCCTATTGGGGAAACAGGTTTCCGATCTTGTGGGTGATGACCTGAAGGTTTATGCGAACGGCGCTGTAACGGGCACATTTCATTATGTTTCTGATTATACAGAGTTCAGCAGCACCCCGGAGGAGCAGAGCGGGTATTATTTCCCGTTCCATCTGACCAAAACCGGGTCAAAAATGACCTTCAAGAAAAATGGCTCCCCCACAAAGCAAAACATCCCGTTCGATGCCGACATCATATTCCGAGTAATTGAGGACGATACCTTTGAAGTGCTTGTTGATGATTCCAGTGTGGTGAAATTTAGCTTTACTGGAGCGACGTTTGAGCCGCAGGCTAAGACGAAAGCCCGTGCGAAGAAGTAAGGAGGACTCCTGATGGCTTACGCAGATTATCCGTATTACAAAAATACATACCTGGGCACCGCCATTCAGGAGACCGACTTTCCGCGCCTCGCCCTGCGTGCAAGCAGCTTTTTGGACTATTACACGCAGGGCCGGGCAGGCAAAAATCAGGAACTGGAGGCCTTGAAAATGGCCTGCTGTGCTGTTGCAGAGCAGTACCAGAGCATCGATCTCGCCAGCAAAGCAGCCCTGAACGCTCTCCAAAACTCCGCAAACGTCGGAGAGGGCGGAGAGCTGCAAAGCCAGAGTGTGGGCAGCTGGTCCAAGACCTACCGGAGCGGAGGCGAGAGCGCACAGCAGGCCACGACAGCGGCACAGGCAGCACAAGCATCTCTTGCATCTGTTGCAGCGCAGTATTTGTCCAGTACGGGCCTCCTGTATCGTGGAAGGGGGTGTGGCTGTGTTCCCCCATGTTGTGACGCTCTATAACGCAAAAACCGAAGAGCTTCCAGAAACCGGATTTGTGCCTACTTTGGTAAACCACATCACCATCCTGCGTGGCGTTTTGCTGGATGCCGTCAAGGCCAAAAACGTCAATCAAAGCGGTATGGAGGGTGCAGACTCCGTTACCCTCTATATTCCCAAGAATGTGGAGGCTGTGGATGGTGTGACCGGATCGCCGAAACAACACATTGGCCCGGTTGAATTCTGGAAGCTGGAAGACAAAAGCGGTTATTGGACAATTCAACCGGCTCCCGGCTGCTTTTTTGTCAAGGGCGAGGCTGTACATCCAGACTGGACAGTACAGAAGATAGAAGCCGCTTATGACGATGTGTACGACGTATCAAAGGTAGACTTTAAGGACTTCGGCGGAGAGATGTCGCACTTTCAAGTAGGAGGTGCATGAGAATTGTATCTAGTTTATGTTCATACCTGCCCGAACGGCAAAAGATATGTAGGTATGACCAGACAAAAGCCGAATAATCGTTGGAGGTCGGGGCAAGGGTATTTACATTGTATTGATTTTTACAACGCTGTAATCGAGTTTGGTTGGAGAAATATTACCCACGAGATAATCGCAAATGACCTGACCAAGGAAGAAGCGGAATCCTTAGAACGGCAGTTGATAAAAGATTTTAAAACGACTGACCCTCGTTATGGATACAACTGCCATAGCGGGGGACTAAGTGGAGCAACAATAAACAAAGTAACACGAAAGAGGATGAGTGTTGCGCAGAGTGGAGAAGGCAATCCACGATACGGAAAACATTGCTCAAACGAAACAAAAGACAAAATCGGGACAAGTAAGCGTGGAAAACCTTTGACAGATGCCCACAAAAGAAAGCTTGGAGAAATCCTTGGTGGAGACAAAAATCCTGCCGCCCGCCCTGTTGTGCAATATGATATTAACATGAATTTTATTGCAAAGTGGCCCTATATCCGAGCGGCAAAAAAGGAAACGGGCGCATCTAACATCTCATCGTGTTGCACGGGGAAACAAAAAACATCTGGCGGCTATATCTGGCGATATGCGGATGAAGTCGGGGGCGTATAAGGTGCTAAAATTCAGTGTGCACACTAGGGGGCTTGCTTCCCTCCCGGAGCGGCTAGCAAGCGCATCCGAAAAGGCGGAACACACCGTTGCCATTCAAGTACAGAAGGACACGTCTCCCTATGTCCCGTTCCTGACCGGCTCACTTGATACAAGGACAAGGGTGGATGGTTCCTATATCATCTATCCCGGCCCTTATGCACGCTATCTCTACTACGGCAAGGTTATGGTGAACGCAGCAACCGGAAAAGGCCCCATGCGAATTGTAAGCAAAGACGGAACAGAAGTTATCCGGTTCAGGAAAGGCGCTACATTAAAGCCAATAGATCGTGATTTGAAAATCCAAAGGTCTATGCACCCGAAAGCCCAATCCTTTTGGTTTGAAGCCAGCAAAGCGAAAAACCTCCCCAAATGGTTACGTGTAGCGAAGGAGGCAACGATGGATGAGTTCAAACAATAAACCCAAGGTATCTGTTCCCGCTGCGGAGCGCAACAAAATCGACCGGAAGGTCTTGGCGTGGCTGAATCAGTACCCGGACTTGCCGGTTTCCGTTATCAAGACGGAGCCGCAACTTCCCATAAACGAGAAAGGCATGGCCCTGTCTGCCTCGACAAATGCCTATTACTCCCGACGATACATCATGGGCGGATATCAGGCTGAGTATTCCTTCCGGATAATCTATCGTATTAAGCCCGGGGACAGCATGAACGCCCGCTTGGAAGCGCTGGAGGCACTTAATCAAATGGGAGACTGGTGTAGCGAGAACTTACCAAGTCTAGGTGATGAAATTCGTGTGTTGAAAGTATCGCCCACTTCCTCTGCAGAACTATATGGCCCGTATGAAAACGGAGACGAGGATTATTTTATAGAAATGTCGCTGACCTACGAGGTTGGCGTGTGAAAGGAGACTAGCACAATGGCTGATTTAGAGTTTAATACTACCCCAGGGCAGACTGTAGGCAGGGAAATGCTAATTGCATATCTAAATACTGGAGAAAGTGGGTCCCCCACTTGGTCCCCCATCGGAAAACGAGTGGAAGATAGCTCCATTGAATTTGACTGGCAGACGGAGACCAAGGTAGATATCTTTGGCGATACCTATACCACTGGCAAGAAGGCAACCAAGACACAAACATTTGACCCCTGCGAGTTGGATGGCGCTGACGAGGCGCAACAAAAGATTTGGAATCTTGCTATCAAAGAGAACAACGTCAATGCTTTGCTAAATCAAGACATGCTCATTGTCCACCTGTATGCAGGCACGGCAAACACGGCAGTATTTGCGGAGAGGTATTCTGCCTGCTCGGTATTGCCTACTGGCCTGGGCGGCGAGGGTGGTGGCTCCATTGGGATGCCCATCGAGGTAACCTACGGCGGCACCCGCACTACTGGAACGGCATCTATTTCGGGGGGCACTGTGACTTTTAAAGCAGACGGAGAGGAGTAATTCATGAAAGAGCTCAATTTTGATTCTGGTCTTGTTACATACTCCCTAAATGGCAAGTGTGATGTTTCTTTCAATCCAACAGACTCTAACTTTGTGGATCGTCTATATTCGGCATTTGAAGAACTGGATAAAAAGCAGGAGAGTTACAAAGCGCAGGTTGAAAAGATGACTAATAGCCGCGAGATTTTCAATTTCGCTAAAGAGCGGGATGCGGAAATGCGCGATATCATCGACAACTTGTTCAATGAGCCGGTCAGCGACCCCCTTTTTGGCGGCATGAATGTGTACTCTATGGCCGGGGGATTGCCGGTTTGGTGTAACCTCATTTTTGCTGTGATGGACGAAATTGACAGTTCAGTTGCAAGGGAGCAAAAGGCTACCAATCCCAGGCTTGCAAAATACACTGCCAAATATCAGAAATATAAAAAGTAAAGATTGGAGCATGGCATGGGCTACGGACTACCAAAAAGCGTTGAAATCGATGGAGAAGAATTTTCTGTCCGATACGATTATCGGGTCATCCTTGATATATTCGAGGCTATCAATGATCCGGAATTAGACGGTCAGGAACGTGCCCTAGCCGTGCTCCAAATGTTCTACCTGGACTTTGAAAATATTACAAATTACGATGCTGCAATCAAATTATGCTTGAATTTTATCAACGGCGGGAATCCGGAGAATTCTGGCAAGAAACAGCCCCGCCTTGTGGCGTGGGATCAGGACTTTCAGTATATTGTTGCACCAATCAATCGTGTTCTTGGATATGAAATCCGTGATACGGAGTATGACATGAAAACCAATACAGGCGGAGTGCATTGGTGGACATTCCTGGCTGCATATATGGAAATTGGAGACTGCCTGTTTGCTCAGATAGTTAGAATCCGTGAGAAAAGGCTAAAAGGTAAGAAATTAAGCAAAGAAGACCAGTATTTTTACCGGAAAAATCGGGAAATTGTGGACATAAAGACTCACTACACGAGCGTAGAAAATGATCTCGTGAAGGCGTGGACGGGGGTGAAATAATGGCTGCTGATGGAAGCATTATTATTAACACAAATTTAGATGACAGGCAGGCGCAGCAAGAACTTAATAGGCTTAATAGAAAAATCCAAAATTTAAACAACCAAATCTATGTAAAACAGCGGCAAAGAGCACCTCTTGTTGAACAATCTAGGCAATTAGGAGCGGAGTTAGACGAAGCACAAGCAACGCTCGCGAGAATGACAGCTGGAGATGAATTTTTTCCATCCGCTAGTATCCAAGAGCAGCAAAACCGCGTAAACGAGCTTCAGGGCTCTTGGAATAATGTGCAGAGTCAAGTCGAAAGATATGATAGAGCCATAGAAGCTGCAAACGTACAGATCAACTTGGCTCAAGAACAAGCCGGAGAAATTGAAAGTAATATGGGCGAAATAAGTTCTAGTGCGGAACGGACATCCCAAGCATTTGATAGAATGCAAAGAAATATTACTAGATTTTCTTTAAGATTGCGTGAAGTCGTACGAAGTGCGCTTGTGTTCACTGTTATTTCTCAGGCATTAGCCGCTTTCAGAGAGTGGCTAGGAAAAGTAATTCAAACAAACGATGAAGCATCCGCAGCAATTGCACGCCTGAAAGGTGCTCTGCTGACATTGGTACAGCCTTTGGTCAATGTTATCATTCCTGCTTTAACAACTTTTGCGAATGTCCTTACACGAATTGTAAGTGCGGCGGCAAGCTTGCTGTCTTCCTTGTTCGGAACTACCGCGGAGCAATCTGCAGAAGCTGCTGAGGAGCTTTACAATGAGACAGAAGCCCTTGACAGCGTTGGAAGCGCAGCTAAGAAAGCCGAAAAATCTTTGGCCGGTTTCGACACTATCAATAAACTTTCTGGCGATACTGCGGCGGGGAGCGGAGGTACGGTAACTGGAGAAGGTGTAAAGCCAGACTTTACAAGTGTCATTAAAGACCAGCTTTCTGCTATTGTGGAATTGTTTACTGGAGCGGCCCTGCTAGCTTTAGGTGCTATCCTAACGTTCTCTGGAGCAAATATTCCACTTGGGCTTACGCTTATGGCAATTGGTGCATTGGCAATTTGGGATGCTGTTGTAGAAAACTGGGATACAATAGCATCTACGCTACAAAGTACATTGGGAGCCATTGCTGCAATAGTAAGCGGAGCGTTGCTGGTTCTTGGCGCTATCTTAACTTTTTCCGGTGCGAATATCCCGCTCGGAATTGGCCTAATGGTTGCAGGAGCGGTTGGTTTAGCAGGCATTGTTAACCTAAATTGGACAGCGATCCAAACTGCATTGCAAGGCCCTATCGGTGCTATTACCGCTATTATCAGTGTAGCTTTTTTGGCTTTGGGTGCTATTCTTACATTTTCTGGCGTCAATATCCCGCTCGGAATTGGCCTAATGGTTGCAGGAGCGGTTGGTTTAGCAGGCATTGTTAACCTAAATTGGACAGCGATCCAAACTGCATTGCAAGGCCCTATCGGTGCTATTACCGCTATTATCAGTGTAGCTTTTTTGGCTTTGGGTGCTATTCTTACATTTTCTGGCGTCAATATCCCACTCGGAATTAGCTTGCTTGCCGTTGGCGCTATTGCGTTGGCAGAAGTTGTCTCTTTAAATTGGGATACGATTGTCACAGCACTACAGGGGCAAATTGGCGAAATTACTGCAATTGTAAGCGCAGCGCTACTTGTGCTAGGCATCATTTTGTGCGCAACAGGTGTTTTTATTCCGCTTGGAGTTGCTTTAATTGCAGCAGGAGCTATTGGGCTTGTTACCGTTGCGGCTCTAAACTGGGACGCTATTTTAGACAAGCTCAAAGAAGTGTGGGCGAGCATTAAAAACTGGTGGAACACAAATGTTGCAAAGTATTTTACCGCCGCATGGTGGAAGGAGCTCGGAAGAAACGCAATCAACGGATTGATCGATGCTATTGAAACCGGATTAAACTGGATCATCAGCAAAATCAATTCATTTATTGAAACTGTCAACAAACGACTTGCAGCACTATCTTTTATGGGCGTTAATGTTAGCATTCCAACCATTCCAGAGGTTAATATACCTCGACTTGCGCAAGGAGCGGTTATTCCGCCTAACCGGGAGTTCCTGGCAGTGCTGGGCGATCAGAAACAAGGGACGAACATTGAAGCGCCGCTTTCCACGATTGAAAAAGCAGTGGAAAATGTTTTGAACCGGCGAGGGTATGGCGGCCAGCAGACAGTGATCTTGCAGCTTGACCGTGAGCAGCTTGGCAAAGTGATCTATGAACTCAATAAAGCCGAGACACGGCGCATAGGGGTAAATCTGGCGGGGGTGTGAAATGAGCTACATCAAACTGAATGGAAAAGAGTTTGACGCGGATGTTGCCATCTCCGCATACAACCGAAATTTCAACGTTTTGGACGGAGAGAACGCAGGCCGTGTAATGACTGGCCGGATGGTGCGGGACATCATCGGAACGTATATCGGCCATCAGCTGACAGTGTTTCGCCGGGGTGACAACTACCAGGGCCTTGACGAGTTCTGGGACTACTTGGTGGAACATTCTGTTGATGATTCTGTACAGTTGGAAGCTGCGGATGGGCAGACAACTATTTCCTATGAGGCTTATTACACAAGTGCCTCGCAGGACATGGAAAAGGTCGAAAACGGTATCAACTATTGGGGCGAAATCGAAGTCAGTTTTGTCCCTATGGAAGCGCAGGTGACTCCGTGAGTGTTACTACCGTACTTTACAAGGACATCGCGCCGGGAGCGGACGAAGACGCTTCTGTCTCCACTACGGAGGCCATGTCGTTTTCTTCCCCGTCTAAACTCCCGTTCGGTATTACGCCGGAGCCGACGATCACTTGTGAGCCGAACCACTGGGGCTTGACTGGGGAATATGTTACCGTAGATACGCAGGAGGTTGCGTTCTGGTCTGCGGAAACGAGCGGAGATGACTGTGGTTTTACAAACAAGCCAGTCATCACGCTTGAAATGGACCAACAGTATTCCTCCGTTGGCATTACATTGGCGTTTGACACAGCATCCGGTGACTATTGCCCGTCTGTCAATATCAAGTGGTATCAGGGGGAGGCTCTCAAGGCGGACGTGGACTTCACGCCCAACACGGCAATGTATTTCTGTGGTCAGAAAGTGCAGAGCTATGACAAAGTGGTCATTACCCTGAACAGCACGAATTTGCCCAATCTCAGGGCAAAGCTGGAACATATTATTTTCGGCGTCTACCGCTATTTCGGAATGTCTGAGTTACGGTCCGCTTCCATCATCAACGAAATGAGTCTGATTTCTACAGAAATGCCCATTTCTACAATGAACTGGACGTTAGACAGCCGGGAAGACGTGGACTTTATGTTCCAGCTCAAACAGCCTGTAGAGGTCAGAAACGATGATAAACTGATCGGCGTGTACTACATCGACAGCCACACCAGACAGGCACAGAACCTTTATACAATCGACTGTCAAGACGCTTTTGGAGTTCTGGATGACAGCCCCTTCCCTGGCGGCGTGTACAATGCGAAATCTGCGAAATCTCTATTGGAAGAGATCGTGAATGGACAGTTTTCCATCGAGTATGACTCGGACGTAGAGGACACGGCTTTGACAGGAGTTATTACATCCGGAACTATCCGGACGGCTATACAGCAGGTGCTATTTGCGTGGGGCGTGTGCGCGTCAACTGATGGGCGGGACGGCATCCGAGTATTTAATTTGCCGGAGACTCTTAAAGCCATCACGGAGGATTATACGTTTACTGGGGTCACCGTGGACACCAGCGCACTTGTGACAGAGGTTAGAGTGACCGCCCATGTATATACTCAGACCGAAAACGGAGGCGTGGAGATCAACGGTGCCAAATACGACGATGCCAAAACAGTTTACACCATTACTAACCCGGATGTAATTGCCACCGATAAGCAAAATGTTATTGAGGTTGCGGACGCCACGCTGGTTTCGCCGGATATCGGGCAAGCAACGGCACAGAGGGTCTATGACTACTATGCAAAACGGATTACCACCAATGCGAAGATCGTTTGGACAGGAGAGCTATTAGGCGATTGCGTGACGCTTCCAACCGCATGGGGGACCACTAATGCCGGGAATCTCCGCCGCATGGAGGTTAAACTGTCAAACACCGTTGTGGCGACTGTGGCATCCCTTGGAGGCTGACATGAGTATTATCGACACGTTGATAACAGACCGCGCACAATCCGACATTACCCGCTGGCGTGCCCTACATGATAAAGGATGGGCCGGGATGACAGCCGACGAAAAAGCGGAATGGTCTGCCGGAGTGAAAGGGGCATACAACGCAACGGACCTGAACAGAGTTGGAGAAGCGATTGAATATATCGCTGATTTGTTCGGCGGGTTTGGATTTCCGATGGTGATTACTCCTAAGACTGACTGGACTATCAATGATATCCCGACTAGCCAGGATTTGGAGGGCTACCTTTCCAACGTGGCGGCAATCCGCTCCATGATGTCCAATATTCCCGTTTATCCCTCCGGTTGGCAGGCTCCGCCGGAAAGCCCTGAAACCATACAACATCTCACCTATGAGCAGGCAAATGACATCGAGCGGATATTGACCGATATCAATGATTTGTTGGTATGGGTCAGCAACAATCTTCTGTGGTTGCTCGCTGGTGACGTTTACGCTGGCGAATGGTAAGGAGGCAACATGCAAGACAGAATCCCTACTTATCCGGGGCGGGTTAAACTCACTCCTGTTTCCGGTCAAGAAGACACATACGACCTTGTAAGGGCAGACGAGCCGTCGCAGGTTGGAACGCCCCTCAGCACGGCTACACTGTTTAAGCCGGAGACGGAGGCAGTATTTTTTGGGAACGCGGCAAACCGCACCGTTAACGACGCCCTATATCTGATTGGCACCACCTTTACGGCAGCTCAAATCCAAGTAACCTACAACGGAGGTGGGAACTGATGGCGCAGACACTTGGCAGCGTGGCGGTGGAGAGCATCGTCAAGATCGACGAGAACGGGAGCCCGGTAAACTACATCGTGTTGCATATCGGGAACCCGGATGTAAGACTGTATGGTAGTACCTGTGACGGTGCGTGGTTGCTGCGGCAGGATTTTGTGGAGAACGTCCAGTGGAACAGCACCAATGCAAACACACTTGCAGGCTCCACAATTATGTCTACGATGGCTGGGTATCTGGGAAGGTATGAAAGCCACATCCAGTCTGCCATCAAGACAGTGAAAATCCCATACCATCCAGGAAATGGAGAACCGTCCTGGGGCATCAAAAGTGGAGAAAATGGTTTGGAGTGCAAGCTGTTTCCTCTCTGTGGATATGAGGTCGGCCTGTCTGACCCAAGCGGAATTATGCCCGCAGACGGCGCGAAGCTGGATTACTTCAAGAGTGGACTTGACACGGAAGCCAATAGCAAGCGGATTGCTAAACTGAATGGAGCCGCGGCTGCTTGGTGGCTTCGCTCTCCAGTTTCTACGAGCACAGACGGAAAGTTTTACGTCTTGCCCGATGGCAGCTTGGGCAGCACCTCGGTAAACCCCTCTTATGGCGCCCTACCTGCCATGATTATGGACCCTACCATCCTGGTTTCGGATGATGGAACCGTTGGCGTTCCGGCGTCCCCCACCGCCTTGAATGTGCCGATTCAGGTCATGCAGGGACGGCAGATCACGGTGAGCTGGTCTGCCGTAGATGGAGCAAGCAGCTACATCCTGGAGCGCAAAGCGAACACAGACGCCGACTGGGTGCAAGTGTATTCCGGAGCGAACACGAGCTTTGAGGAAACGGTGGGAACCTGGACAAGCGTTCAGTACCGCGTCAAGTCTTTCGCAAACGGGAAATATGGCGATTATACAACGAGCACATCTGTTTCCGTAGTCCCTCTTTCTGCCCTGGTAATTTCCGGGTCTGACGGCGATCTGGGCACCCTGACCAACGACGTGACATACACGGTTTCTTCCAGCGGTGACAAGGCCCTGACAGTAGTCGAGACCACCAACGACACGGAGACGAGGAGGTTCACGGCGGAGAACGGAGGCACCAACAAAATCTCTGTGCTGGATCTTCCAACAGGTAGCGGGGTAACCATTAAAATTACGGCCTCAACCAATCCGGGAAGCGGTACAGTATCAGTGACCAGAACATGGACGTATAGCAAGGAGAGCCCTATTTTTTCGGACAGCGGCGGCACAGCGCAGCTACAGTGGCAGGGACAGGATATTTGGCCGCTCTCGCTAGCGGAATGTGTGCGGACACCGGACTTCTGGGGCGGAAACCTGATGCTGGCACTTCAGAAACTGACCGATGCGGTACTATACAAGGGCGGAAATAATTTTAGTGATATTTTTAATAAATCAATTCCGCTTGTTACATCAAGTCAGATTTCCAGTTACGGGAAAATTCAAACTGGAACTTACACGGGGACCGGGGCTTATGGTTCCACATATCCAACCAGCCTCACATTTAATTTTACACCAAAGCTCGTTTTGATTTTTGATACTACTGGATTGTTCTCTCAGCCGCAAAACGGTCAAACTTACTATGTTTCCTATGGAATGATTTTGTGGGCGCCTGGGATATCAAAGGATATTGTTTCTTCTTACCCCGATAAATATCGGTATTATACGCTGACTGGAAATAAGTTTTCCTGGTATGCTGATGGGCCCAACGCGAACTATCAGCTTAACGCCAATAGGACGTATAGGTGGGTTGCATTTGGGTGAAAGCGGCTACAACAAAAATTGTGTATAAATCAAAGGGAAGTTTTGAAATCGGGAGTGATCTTATGCAATATATCCAGCCAATCCCAAACCCATCCGGGGCGTATCCAGCTCCGCAGAGTACTCCTTTCCCCGACGGTCTCCCTTTGGCCGATAGTCAGGCAGAGACGCTGGTGCAGTACAATGGGTTTGTCACCATTACCCAAGAGCCGGACGAGGACATTGCGGACAGTTCCGTGACAGTTACACCGGATGTTGAGGCCTGGGAGGCCTGGAAAGCCAGCCAGCCGCCGGAACCTGAGCCGGAACCGGAGCCGGAGTATGTGACATACAGCGAGCTGGCGGCGGCCATCCGGGAAGGAGTGAACAGCGTATCATGAACGACAAAGAGTTTGTCCTGGACGCCATGCAGCGGGCGGGGCTCATCCAGGCCCAGGCGCTCCAGGAGCGGTCCCCGGACATGACCGGCACGGAGCTGTATGCCGCTGAGGACTACATCCCGGACTTCAAGGCAGCCGTGGCGGCCCAAAATATGCTGGACCGCAAGGCCGGGCAGACGGACGGCTTTGTCTGCCGCTCCTCTGCCGGCCGGGTGGTGCGGCTGATCCAGAACTATGACAGCACGGTCTACACCCAGGAGCCGGAGGAGCTGCCCGCACAGTGGGGCTTTGTATGGTCCACAGACCCGGCCAAGGCCCTGCCGTTTATCGCCGTCTCCACTTCGCCGTATATGACCGGGGACTGCTGCACGTATGAGGGCCATATCTGGCGGTCCGGGCAGGACTTCAATGTGTGGGAACCCGGAAGCGTGGGCGTGAAGTGGGAGGACCTGGGGGAGGTGTCCAATGGCTGACGAGAAGTGCGTTAGAGACCCCCGGCATGACTGCTTTGGCCTGGAAGCGGCGGCCCGTCTGGAGGGGCGCATCAAGGCCCTGGAGGACTGGCAGCAGGACTCCAAGAAGTTCCATAACTCGTTCTATGACTGGCAGCGGGAGCAGATTGCCCGAGACGCCAAGCTGGACGAGCAGCTTTCCAACATGGACAAAAACATCGAAAAGCTGCTGGCAAAGCAGGAGGAACAGACGGCAAAACCGGGACGCCGCTGGGAGGCCATCGTGGACAAGTCCGTGTGGGCGGTTCTGGCGGCTGTGATTGCGTTTATTTTGGCCCGCATTGGGCTGTAATTTGAAAGGAGCTTACTTATGACTACCAACGAAATTCTGAACAAGTACACCACTGGCGAAATGACCCTGCCTGAGGCGAATGAGGCGCTGAGGGAGGCGGAGGCGGGCTTTACCCTGGACCCCAACCGCAACGTCATCACCCAAGAGGAGTTCGTGGCGACCACCGCGGGGGAGACCCCCGACACCGTCAACGGCTATGGCCTGATGGACCACGGCGTAGGCTGCCTGGAGAAGGTTCATGTGGTGAACGGCAAGACCGTGGATGTGAACATGGGCGCCGAGACCGCCTACGTGTACATCGCAGGGAAGAAGTACGAACTGAAGGGCGACACCCTGGTGGAACCGGAGGGCTGAGTATGGACATTTCTTCTCTCGGAATTACAGGCGTGGCGGCTATCACCATCATCTGCCTGCTGATTGGGCAGGGCGTGAAAGCGTCCTCTCTGGACAGCAAGTTCATCCCCATCATTTGCGGTGTCTGCGGTGCTGTGCTGGGTGTGGTAGGTATGTTCCTCATGCCTGACTTCCCGGCCACGGACTACATCACCGCGGCGGCTGTGGGCATTGTGAGCGGCCTGGCTGCTACCGGAGCCAACCAGGTAATCAAGCAGCTGGGAAGTGACAGTAAATGAGCTACACGATAAAGGAGCAGCTGGCGAACTCCGGGAACTATGGCGGTTCCCGGAACGCCAGCCAAATCCGGTATCTAGTGTACCACTACACTGGAAATGACGGGGACAGGGCGGCAAACAACGCAAAGTATTTTCAGAACAACATCGTCAAGGCCAGCGCCCACTACTTTGTCGATGATACTACAGTCTGGCGGTCTGTGCCTGATCTAAAAGTGGCATGGTCCGTTGGCGGCAGCAAGTACGCCAACGCCGATAAGACTGGCGGCGGCACCATGTACGGCGTTATCAGCAACACCAACAGCCTTTCCATTGAGATGTGCGACACCATCCGGAACGGTGTCTATCAGGCCAGCGAGGCCACGCTTTCCAACGCTGCCGCTCTGGGCCGGGCACTGATGGAAAAGTACGGCATCCCCATTGAGAACGTGTACCGTCACTTTGATGTGACTGGGAAACATTGCCCGTCGTACTTGGTGAACGCCCAGAAGTGGGCAGAGTTCAAGAAGAGACTGGAGGTCAAGATCATGGACAATACACCGTCTCCCGCCCACAAGGAGGGCGTGGAATGGGCCATTGCAAACGGCATCCTGACGGGCAACAGCGAGGAGGACCTAATGCTCTCCCAGCCCGTTACCCGGCAGCAGATGTGTACGATGCTGTATCGGTTTTGGAAGCTGATCGAAAGGACGTGAAACTGTGGCAACTGCCCGTGTCAGATTACCGGATAGCCTGGATGGCCTTATGCGCTCCGAGATGGAGACGGCCATCCGGGAGGCCAATCTTGGGAACGACGACACGGACATTGCCAGGCGCTATCTGATCGACCAGGTCCCGCAAATCGACATTGCAGCGGAGTTCGGCTGGGAGCGGTCTACCATCTCTCACCGAGTCAAACGGATTCTCAACAAAGTTGAAAGCACAGCTCAAAAACTACATTTCACATAACTTCACCGAAACCCCGCTTGGGCACCACCCAGGCGGGGCCTTTTTTTGCGAAAATATCATCAGGAGGACGTAAGGAACAAGGGCTGGTACACGTCGCCGCCCTCCTTGCGGCCTCCTGATTTCACTGATAAGGACGTGTTTGATTTGATTTTGAATGGTGCTGAATTGGTGGCCCGGCTGGTAGCCTGCGGCTTCACGGAGTCCACAGCAAGAGACACCTGCGAGAAGTATGCGGCGGAGGGAGACTTCTCCGGATTGGAACGGTTTATCCGACAGAATGAGCTTTTGTATGACGACCGAAAGCAATATGTTTGAATTTTACAATCCGAACCCCTACGAGAAAAATGTGGGGGATTGTACCGTCCGGGCCATCTCGAAGGCGCTGGAGCAGGACTGGTACAGGACATATCTTGGCCTCTGCATTGAGGGCGCTGTGAGGGGTGATATGCCAAGCGCCAACGCCACATGGGGCGCTTACCTCCGGCGGCATGGCTTCCGGCGGGACATGGCGCCCGAGGATATGACCGTGGCGGAGTTTGCGATGGGGCATCCAAACGGGACTTACATTCTGGCCCTGTCCGGCCATGTGGTATGCCTGCAGGATGGTGTGATCTACGATACATGGCACAGTGAACACGAAACTGTGCTGTACTACTGGCAGAAAGGATGACGTGAGATGCCGAACTATCCCTATTACTATCAGCCGTACCAACCGTATCAGCCGCCTATGGCGGACCAGCTGACGCAGCTGCGGCAGTCCTATCAACCCATGCAGCAGCCGCAGCAAGCCCCGGCATCTCCGTCTATTGTGTGGGTGCAGAGCGAGATGGAGGCGGCTAATTATCTAGTCGCTCCAAACTCCGCTGTTACGTTATGGGACAGCAATTCTCCAGTGGTCTATCTCAAACAGGCGGACGCAAGCGGCAAGCCCAGCATGAAGATATATGACCTTGTAGAGCGCAATCAGAGGCCCGTACAGGCCCCGCAGGCTCCAACGGTAGAGTATGCGCCCCTGTCCCGCTTGGAAGCGTTGGAGGCCCGCCTGGATGCGCTGGCGGCAAAAGATAAGGAGGATGCAGAATGAACCCGTTTTATCAGGCTATGGGCGGCAACAGACAGCCCAACATGATGCAGCAGTTTCAATCCTTCATGCAGCAGATGCGGGGCAAAGACCCCAACGCCATGATACAAGAGATGGTATCCTCTGGACGCATTTCCCAAGATCAGCTTAACCAAGTCCAGAATCAGGCCCAGCAGATGCAGGGCATGTTTGAGGGAATGCGGGGAATGTTTGGGAAGTGAAGAAGTGAAGTTCACTTTCCGCAGAATGTGAAGTGAATTTGCAAACTATACTTCACATTTTTCTTGTGATTTTGCAAAGTACAGTTTGCATTTCTTACATTAAATCAAAATCCGTGGCCACGGTTTTGAAAATAAATCTACAAAGGAGATAACACAATGAGTCTTTCTTCTGACGGCGCTGTGATGACCATGCCCGTGACTCCTGCCTATCAGGGCGGAAACGGCGGTTTCGGCGGCTGGGGCGGCGATTGGGCCTCCTGGATCATCCTGTTCCTGATCTTCGGCATGTTCGGCTGGGGCGGCTATGGCGGCGGCTGGGGTGGTAACTCCGGCAATGGCCTGGGTTCTCCCTCTGGTCAGGGTTGGGCCACCAGGGCCGACATCAACGAGGGCTTCGCCCTGAACGGTCTCCAGAACGGCCAGACCTCCATCCGGGATGCCGTGAGCAACGGTTTCCACAGTGTTGATAATTCCATCTGTAATCTGGGGTATCAGCTGCAGGATTGCTGCTGCCAGACCCAGCGGGCAGTTGATGGCGTGAATTACAACATGGCTACTCAGGCCAATGGTATCCAGAACGCCATTCAGGGCGTGCGGTACGACATGGCTACCCAGGCCTGCGATACCCGCAACACCATCCAGAACAGCACGCGGGACATCATCGACAACGCCAATGCCAACAGCCGCGCAATCCTGGACTTCCTGACCCAGGACAAGATCGCTACTCTGACGGCTGAAAACCAGAGTCTGAAGTTCCAGGCTTCTCAGGCGGCTCAGAATGCTTTTATTACCGCTAACCAGGAAGCGCAGACTGCCGAGCTGATCCGCCGAATCAATCCCATGCCTGTCCCGGCCTATCAGGTGCCCAATCCTTATGCCGGATGCGGCTGCAATCCCTGCGGCTGCGGCTGCTAAAACCCAATACATCAACTTGTAAGAAAGGCTTACATGTTCGGCCCCGTGCCGATTTTGAACCATGCGGCGGGGCAACGGCCTCGCCGCTATCTTTTTGAAAGGAATGAAGTTTATGGCTGAATACAGCAACAGCGCAATCGTAACCGTTGCCGCTGGTCAGAACGTGCCTTTTACCGAGGAGGCCAACACAGGCAAGCCCTGCATTGTGCATCGGGAAGGCGCTGGGCTGGTGACTCTTCGCGGGCTCACGAACCAGTGCCGGGCAAAATTCAAAGTCTCCTTTGGAGCGAATATTGCTATCCCCACCGGTGGGACCGTGGAGGCCATCACGGCAGCGATCTCCATCAATGGTGAGGCGCTGAACGCTTCCACCGCTACCATCACCCCGGCTGCCGCAGAGGATTTCTTCAATATTTATGTTTCCGCTGTGGTGGATGTCCCTCGTGGCTGCTGTGTTACCGTAGCCGCCCGAAATACCAGCACCCAGCCTATCCTCGTTGCCAACAGTAATTTTATTGTTGAGCGCATCGCGTGAAAGGAGAAAAACATGAGAGAATACAGTGAAGTCAGAGAAATCCTCTGCGATCTCCTGTCTGATTCCATCAAAGACGGGAAAATTGCTATCGGTGATGTAGAGATCATCAAGAATATGCTGAGCGGCATTGAGAAGACATACAAGATTGAAATGTTTGAAGAGGATGGTGGATACAGCCGGGCCGGGGATTGGGAGGCTGATATGCGCGGCACTTATGCCCGCGGCTCCAGCTACCGTGGCCGGAAGCGGGATTCCATGGGACGTTATAGCCGGGATGGGCGCATAGGCGGATACAGCCGCCACGACTCCAAAGAGGCTATGATGGAGCAGGCCCGCGAAATGATGGAGGACGCGACCAACGAAAGGGAGCGTGAAGCCATCCGCCGGTTTATGACTGAGCTGGAACGGGATTGATAGGGGGTGACCCCTATGCTAGACCCCAAAGAGATCGACATTGAGATTGCGCGCCTCGAATATGGAGAGAGCAGCTATCCCGCATACGCTAAATTGGCAACCTTGTACACCATCAAGAACCAGATGAAGAAGCAAGAACCGGAAATGCAAAGTCGTACCTATGAGCAAGCCTATTCTGCGGCTCCGGCTGAAATGCCTGTAGAGGTCGGGAGATACGGAGACAGTGAATTTCTCCGCGAGGTTGAAGGGAGAAACGAGGAGCAGGTATGGGGCATCATGGATGACTTGATGGATACGCTCCAGGTTGCTAATCCGAGAGTATATAATGGGGTAATGCGGAAGATTAGAGGATTGTAATGTTACTTACGCGTTACTAACAAGCACAAAGTCTTTTGAACAAAGAGAAACCCTAGAACCTTTGTGGCTCTAGGGTTTTCTTGGTGGAGACTACTGGACTCGAACCAGTGACCTCCTGCGTGTGAAGCAGGCGCTCTAACCAGCTGAGCTAAGCCTCCATACGGATATGTGATTTTTTCTGCCCATAAGACGCCGTGCACAACGGCGTCCTATGGGATGGTGACCCGTACGGGATTCGAACCCATGTTACAGCCGTGAAAGGGCCGTGTCT